AACAGGTTGATTTGTGCGATACCAGCGGAGATCGCAGCCCTCGCGTTGGAGCGTTCTCCCCGACCGAGATTCTTGCCGGGGAGATATGCTGGGATAACTGCACGAGTCGGATTATAGATAGAGACTCTCCAGTTGGAGCGAGCAACGCCTTCGTCGACAGGCGTCCCCTCGACCAGCCCAACGAGAGCACGTTTGGCAATCCGCTTTACGAGATCAATAGATTTGTTCTCGATTTTGCTTCCGCGCACCCGCATGTTTCTTGAAAACTGGAAAAGAGTAGCCACCTATTTGCCTTTGCTCTTTGACCGATTGTGCTCCATCAAGGCTCCATACATCTCCGTTATGTGATAGTGCATCGCCTCTGTTTGATCCTCGTCCAGTTCTAGAGCAACACAATAATCATGAACAACCTTCCAGGAGATAGGACCGAGTCCAATGTCTATGAACCCATAATAGTAAAGTTCAAGACCTGATGCTATCTCTGGAGCAAAAGCGATCTCTTCAGGGATTTCTCGATCTTCTCTTAGTGCTTCTGACATGATCTTGATTTCTATACTCCCTCTCTTCAGGGTATGAATCAAGACCTCTACGAGTTTTTTGCTTCCTCCTCCAACTCTTCCTTCCGGAAAATCGAGATCTGTTCGGCTTCTTTCTGAAGCATGAAGAAGATGTCAGGGAGACGACGGAACGTCATCATCAGGTTGTCGTAGGAGAAGTCGCCGGTCTCGCCATCAGGCATGTGAATGCCACGCTTCCAGATCGTTTCGCCAGTGACTTCGTCGACACCGTCAGAGACGTTCCAGTCGAGGATCACAGCATTAGCATAGATGTCGAACAGCAATTCTTTCGAACGCTCTTCCGGCATCACACCGGCTTGGATCGCCCGACGGAACGGCTTCGACTTCTGCTCGGCATATTTCATATACTTCTTGTTCGCGCCACCAGCGCGACCAAGGAGAATACGGAAATCACCGTAATCGACCCAGACACCAGTTTTCTCCAGATGAGGGTCGGTTTCGAACTGTTTATACATCGACATATGGTCACTCCTTTTGTTGTCGATTACTCGGCGGCTGTCGGTAGATAGCCAAACCAAGTCCACATCAGAGTGTGAGTGAATCCACTGAAGATTGCACTCGCATCTGCTGCTTCCATGTTGAGAGGGATTGTGATCGGTTCATTGGACGAAACGTTCAAACGTCCGTCGCCCAAAGAGATGAGCGGAATGTCGATGACGATCCCGCCGTTGTCTTTCACAATCGCCATATCCACCGTAACGTCCGAGTTGTTGCGAACAGAAGTGATGGCGCTCACATTGTTGAAATAGGCCGTTACCGATCCGCCGACTTGGAAGATGCCAGCCGTGAGATCGAAAGCCCCGAGCGTCCCGACCGCCTTGTTGGGCGAGACGTTGTTGTTGATATTGATCGTCGCTTCCGTGATGAAAGCAGCGAGAGAAACCGGTGCCTCGTTGACACTGGAAACCACAGCGATCTTGATGCGACTGAAATCCGACGAGGTGTTGAACACGTCAGTCAGGATCGGTGTAGTGAGAGACGACTGGAGGGGGCCAGCAGTCGAGTCGCGGAGTTCTTCATCGGTGCCAATGAAGCCGAGATCGACGTTCACGAGATTTGCAGTCGGTACATTCAAGGTGAATTCGTTACCGACCGCACCTTTGATGATCTGCGTTTGAATATCGCTGAGTGCCGAATCATCAGGAGCACCGAGCAGGCGTTCCAAGTGATAAGTGCGACGAACGATACTCGTGCCGACACGGTTGCGAAGGACATCGCCGTAGAAGATCTGAACAGTCTCGGAGACAGAAGCTTCGGTGGCCATTGCCAGAGTGGACTTGTCCAGCGTCAGAATATTTGCTGCGATCGAACGAATTCGCTTGAACCCATTGTTTGCAGTGGTTGCGAAGCGAGTAGCAGCCGTATCCCCACCAATGAAGATCCACTGACCTGCAACCAGACCCAGAGTGGTGAAGTCCAGAGTGGTCGAGGTAAGTGTGACGAGATCACCACCAGCAGCCACATCGATGTCGCCAGCAGTTCCTTGACAACCGACGACCTGAATGTAAGCACCGGTCGGAGGCGAAGCTTCCACGACGAGTAGGCCAGTCGCAACCTCGACCGAAGTTGATGCAGTGATTGCTGTCACGACATTGAGAGCGTTGTTCGCGGAGTTGGTGAACTTAAATCCACGAATGAGGCTGCCGACCACGAAGCCTGTCGTGCTAGCGACTTCATACTCGTCAGGGTTCGACGTGTCAATGTCAACAGCCGTAACAACTTCGCGACCTTTGCGTTCCCAACTGGCGAACATGAACCCTTGAAGGATATCCTCCAGGTTCCAGAGGGAAAGGTTGTGATTGAACTGCGCCGTCGCGTCCAGATCGGTTGTCACACCTTTCTTGCGCGAACGAGTGTCCGTGATTGGCGTCGGGGAGACGTTTGTGATCTCGCTGCCGAAATCACCATAACCATTCGGCTCCAAGGCAATCCAGACAGGCGCGCTCAACGTTGCGAGGGTAGATTCCTCGGCGTAAGCAAGGCCCGTGGAGTTGGAGTCAATCTTTGCAACTTGCGCCATTTAAGGTTCTCCTTCATTTGAGTTCATCGTATAGGAATTCAACAAGGACATTCATTTGAAAGAACCTGCCATCCCGACCGACTTCATTCAACCTCACGTTCCTGAACCACACTCCCCCTGGAGTCGTAGAACCCTCGTAGGCGTCGACCACAACTTTAGCCAAATTATAGGCGTCTTGCAAGCCTTTTCCTGCCGGGGTAAATATCTGAACAGTGAGCAGTCCCTCTCTTGCAAAACGGCTTGTCCCAGTCGCCGTTCCGAGGGTCGTCTGCTGCCCCGAAGCATGACGGAGCGTAACTGTCGACCACGGATTCTCACTAGCATCCCGTTGTTGACGAACATCTTCGTAGTAAGTCGGAAAGCCGGTCGTATCCCACGCGGCCTTGAAGATGTCCATGATCTGATCGACAGCATCTGAGAATGAGAGGCTCATCTACGGACTCCAAGGAATCCGAGTAGAGTCGTGCTCCCAGGCTTGAGAATTTGAGAGGTGAAGATTCCCCATCTTTCTGACTGATCGAGAATTTCTGAGAACTGTCGAAGATCGGTCTCTCCAACAGAGACGATGATGATCTGTTCGCTTGTGGAGATCATTGATTCCATCTCTGTCCCAAGACCGAGAGCGCTCAAACCAAATTGGCGAACAGAAGTCGGCGGGACAAAGACTCCAAAGACATCGGATGAAGGTTCGGTCGGGCTGACCGGCGGGCCTTTCCAGGGACGAGCAGCGTTTGCTGCCGTCTCATCAAAGCGAATCAATCTGATCAATCTTCCTCTTTTATTGATCATCCGAATAGCAGTCGCTGCAAGTCTATTGTAGAACTCAGTCACGAATGACCCCTCCTCTTCCGCCATTAACCAAGAACGGATACAGAAGACGATCAGCAGCAGGGAACCTCGAGATTGTCATATTCGAGGCATAATCATATTCTTCTTCGATAGGGCCAACCTTCTCACGACGAGAAGTCACAGGTCCACCGAAATCATCAGAAGTAGGATCTCTGAACAAAGCAGAGTTCAAGGCACGAACAGCATACTCAGAAGTCGCTTGTTTGATCTTATCTGGAATTCCAACGATGGTGTTTCCACGATCGTCGTAGACGTATTCTCTGGGCCAGGACAATGGTTGAATACCACCATCAAGACCTCCAACAAAAGGCGAAACTGTGACGTTCGTAGCGACCTCGGACAGCACCGTGTAAGCCCCGCTTGCACCGGGGGCCAGTGCTACCAGCTCCACCACGCCCGCCGCCGCTGTAGCTGTGCCGTGGCGGCTTGCCACCGTTGCTAGGCCATAGGTAACACCCGCCGCCGCTGGTAGGGCCATCACAGCATTGGCGAAGTTCGTAGCAGTCAAGGTCGCTGTTGAACCAATGAGAATCTCATTTGGGACTCCAGAGAGTGAAGTCACAAAGGTGTAGATCGTGTCGCCCAAAGTGAGAGTGTCGCTGTCAGATGGGAGGTCAGTGAAAGAAACAGAACCCTCTGCGAAGGTGGCCGAGAAAGAGGACAGAGGGAGTCCCTTGAACTTATGACTGAACCTCTTGTCCAGATAATCTGTGGCTGCGATGATTGCAGCTTCCTGAACAGCGACAGTAGAAGTTGACCACAGGTTCTCTGTAGCGCGATTTCGCAAAGTGAGGTAGCTGGTCACGAAAGAAATCGGGACATAGCCGTTCGCCCCGTAGACACCGATCCCTGTTTCCACGATGAGCGACATTTTCTACACCAGTTTCTTCTTGCGATTTTTCCTCGCGGTGAAAAGCGCAGCTTGAAGTTTCGCTTTCACCTTTGGCGGCGAATTCTTCAAGCTGGCGAATCTCGATTTCGGAGGTGAGGCCATCACAGCCTCACTTCAACAAAGCACGAACGGGACGCTTGCCGCCGCGTTTCGTTTTCCGTGCCATAGCTTGATCCAGCTGAGAATGAGGATTGATGTCTTTCAACGAACCGAACTGAGACATCACGGCTTTCTGTTTCGCCGAACGTTCAGCGCGTTGCTGGTTCTGCGAATCGATATAAGCGCGGATCGCCTCGGGGTTGGACTGCATCGGCAATTCGGTCTTGATTCGTGACTGAACGAACATCAGCGACATCTTGAGCCGATTACGAAGATCGTTCAGGTGTTCAATGTTCCGAGTGACTTCGGTCTGTTGTTGAGTGATCAGTGATTCGATCTCCTCAAGGTCTTTCTTGGGCACTCCACGAAGAAACTGTGCGAACTCTTTCTCAGGAAGGGGCTCATCGAAATCAGCAAGGATTCCGGCCGACGAGGTATCGATTTCGAGATCGATTTCTTCGTCGTTTACTTTTTCACCGGAGGCTTCTTCTTGATCATTGGCTTCTTCGGCATTTCCACCATCCATGAGTTTCTTGCGGTTGAAAGAAGGGTCGGCCTCGAAGATTTCCTGACGAGTCAGGATTTCGATACCGGTCTTCTCTTTGAGGTAGTCGACCAGCGGATCACCATTCTGGGTCCACTGATCGTCGTCCAAGGCATCCATTCCGGCAAAGGCCTCGACAATTTTCGCTTTCGACATGGTCATTTCTCCTTAGTCGTCGCCGAGGACAGTGTAGCACAGAAAAAGTTCGCCGGTGACCGTAAGCACGACGGTCTCGTCATCTGTGATAGCATTTGCGTCGAGGAGGACGTTGAGGTTGATTTCCAGCGATCCATCGGTATTGTCGAAGATCGCCTGCGCTGCGTTGGTTGCTCTCACAAGCGGCGCAATTTCAGCGACGGCTGGACCGAGGGCTGTCGAAGCGATGATATCGACCTCTATACCGGAGAGAGTTCCGTTGGCATCAGGTCCCGTGCCGATACTGAAATCTCCGTCCCAAGTGGCGGTAAGATTGGCATCGCTACCAGTTCCACTGAAGTTGAGATAGGCGACTGAGCCCAAGAAGAGAATGTTCCCCTCAGGGAAATCACCGATGACAAGTGTCCCGAAACCGACAGCAGAACTCACTGCAACGACGCTGACGGTGCCAGAAATAACAATTCGTTCTTTGACCATCTCCTGCTTGCGTTTGTCACCGCGAGATAGAGATCGAGGAAGTCCTTTACTCATGACGTTCTCCTTTTCTGAACTGAGGATGACGCGGAGGCGACCGCTACCGGAAGCCGCCCCCGCTACAGATCACGCTTCGCGGGTGACCAGCCGCGCGAACTTGATCTGCTTCCTTTCCGTGTAGACACGGTTCCAGGAAGCTGCCTCGTCCAGATCGTCACCAGCCGTGCCGGTGTTCGCTGGACCACCATTGGGAGCCGTGCCAGTCCACGCATGGCCGACGGGATGGATGCACCATTCCGCACGGTTGTAGAGGATCTCTTGTCCGCTGCCGTTGCCTGCCCCGGGACGGCGATCGACTTCCGTGGGAACCGGCGGAGAGCCGACACCCAGACGAGTTGCACCACCACCGAACAACCACGATTGATAGATGTTGGCCGCGAACGGCACACCGTCGTCAACAACGACCTCACGACCCAGGAACGTGGGAATGTTCACAACACCATTCGAGTCCGGAATGAAGTCGATCAGGTTGTTCTTCTGCATACGGTTGTAGACGACCGAATGGACCATCACACCCGTGAGACCTTCCATGCTGTCGCCCATCGTCAGGGCGGCATCGAGGAACGCCTCGGCTGAGAAATCTGTGACGCCCGCCGAGTAGCTGGCACCAGAGACATCGTTCGTGTAATCACTAGAGTCGTTTGCGGTGTTGTCTGCGAGCACACCTTTCCACGTCGACACGAAAGCGGTTTGCAGTCGACGGGTCCAGTAGAAGGCGACACGATCGGCGATTGCACCCATCGGATCGGAGCCAGCCAGAGTCGCAGCGAGCGACATGGTCGACCAAGACTGGTTCCGCGAGAGACGAACGCCAATTTCGGTGATACTGCCGATCTTCAGCGGATTGGGAGGGCGTTCCGGCGAGGTGCCAGAGCCAGCCGCGTTCGCCGAAGAGTCTGCGGTGTCGAACACCGACGAGGAGTCGTTGGAAACACGGTCGACATCGTTGTCCAGATCGCGCCAGGACGGAAGGTTGAAGGTAAGACCACCACCAGCCAGAAGACCGTCGATCGCGGGATCGCGAACGGCCATGCCTGATTGGATGATACGGGATTTCTGTTCCGTGAGTTGTTGGACGTAACCGGTGAAAATCGCCGGAACGACGACGTCGCTCACGCGAGTTGCGGGGCCTGCTGCCATGTGATTCTCCTTTCGAGCATTGGCGTTTTGGGAAAACCGACAACGAGCCCCTGCTCAGTCGGAGGACACCGATCCCCTGATCGGGTTGATGCTTGCACC